CAGAATGTAAAGTATACGATCCTCCGTGTAAAGTATTCATTCAATGGACATACCTACATAGCTATTACGAACGATTTAAACTTTAAACCTGGTGTTGATGAGAATACGGATATGAAATTTAGCATCCCTTTGAATAGTGTCTGGTTGATTGACCAAGATGATAAACCGGTTAGAGACATTACTGAAAAGGTAAAACGCTACAGGGGACCTAGGAATGATTTCCATGGACAGAGGGTTTCCATTTACCATTTTCTGTATTACGATATAGAAACATTGAAGGAGAGATTTCCGAAAATAATGCTGAAAGGTAGTTTGGGTATGAAAAAGATTGTGTCCACTTTACATGGTTTTACAACTGATCTTCAGATACCTTAGTTGCCAGGTAAAATTTGAGTTCCCCCAAGTTGGCAACATTGTACTTTAAAATTAAAAACCTATTCCCAGTTTCCTGTATAATTTGCACAGACGCACACATACTCGTCGCCTTTGTAAAGATATTCAGGTATCTCAAACTGTAGAGACCCACAATGTCAGGACTTTCATCTTGACAATTAATGGTTGTCTTTTGATTTGCAAAATCACCTTCACATTGAAGTGTAATTTCTTTACCGGAACGTCTGATTTCTATTTCAGAACCGATGTTACCCATATCACGACACAATCTTTGAAAGTCTACAGAGGGGAGGGTGGTCACGGTGGTCATCATAACTTCGGGGACTTCAATTCGACTTTCATTTATGTCCAGTAATTTGAGTTGAAATTTTGTTTGAGTCTTTTTAGTTTCACTGGTAATTTCTATGTCCATGTATTCTTTTGAATTTATTTCAATTTTGAGTACATCATTATTTGTAATTGTTTTGAGAAGTTTAAAAGTGTTTGAAATATTTATTCCTGCAATGATTTCGTCTTGGGTACATTCATACTCTTCGAAATTATCAGCAGCTAGAAACATATCAATGAGAGAAGTTCTCGCTGTATCCAAAGTGATAATATACATCCCTTGTGGTTTAAAGTAAATGTTTACATCGTTCAGTATGTCCTTTAGTACCTCAAAGGTTGACTTAAAAGCTGATGCCTGAATGGTGACAAGTTTCATATCTAATAAATTACATGCGTCACATCTTTAAATCTGTATAAACATCACCTTTTGAAACATCCCTACTGATTTTCTCTTCAAGTTCCTTGGTCATAGCTGGCTGAAGTGATTTTCCATAATCGTCCAACATAAACAAGTCTGACTCAGCTCCCCCATCGATTGAAGACATTGAGCATCCCAGACCACCTAGACCACCAGAAGTTACCTCACGTGCAGGTAGAAGTGAATCCAACCAATTTTTTATTTCGTTACCCACGAGGATTTTACCATTTTTCGTGAGCATCGTGGGGACACGGTTTATCTTGGTCTTATAGTTTGGTGGTATACCCTGTGTGTTTATATTATGATAATGTACAAGTTGTTTCAATTGTTGATGTTTGTTAATGTACTCTATTACATCCATTGAATGTTTACACCTCGGACTGTATATCAGCAGAGACATATATTATATAGATTGTATTTTCTAAAAAAATATTAACGCATTATAGTAAAGATGAAATATATTTATATACTTCCACTGGTTGTGTTATTTTTTATCCTGATGTCCAAGCGGGAGATGTTCGGGTTCGCTGGGTACACCAAACCAATTGGAAATATCAAGTTGGATGATCCCAGACCAGACCTTTCCGACTATGATGAATCTGAGGCGAATATTGACAATGATATGATGCAGGAGTTTGTTCTTCGGGCAAATAAAGAGATCTCCAAACGTACAGGGGCGAATACCTATATAATCGAAACCACTGCGATCAAGAAATATGTATACACAGGCGAAGACAGTGATAAGGGTACTATATATGAATGTATGTTCATGGTTGTAAAGAATGGTGGATTCTCATTTGGTTTCTCTACGGTTGCATCCTTCGAGGTGGTTGGCAACAAGCCACCGACACTTCTTTCTCTCCGTTCCCAGCCTATGGGTGTCCAGGTTCCTACAAACGTGGGACCATTTGTAAACGACTCTGAGGGTAAGGAATTTATTGAGTACAACCTCGTCAAGGAGAAGGCTGCACCAACCAAGAGTGAGTTGGATTCTGTAAAAAATAAGTTACAGTAATTGTAATGATTAGCATCAACGATGTTGTGAAAATCGATGAAAAGAAAAAGAAAATCAAAAAGGAAATTTATACAAAGATATACGAACAATTTTCAGCTAAAATTAAACAATCTGTTGAACTTGGTCACAAACAACTTTTCATGACTATCCCCCATTTTTTGATTGGGTACCCCGTGTTTGACAGAGCTGCGGCGGCGAAGTACATCGCCAGACAATTTCACTTGGGTGGATTCACGGTTCGTCTGGTGAGTGAATATGACATCTACGTGAGTTGGATAATCACCAAGAAGAAACCAGAGAAGAAAGAAAGTGAGGATGAAGGTGATTTCCCAAATCTTATGAACCTCAAGAAGATGGCGAATCAATACAGGCGGGGAGGTGCGTAGGAAAAAGTGATTTTAAAAACCCCTTTAATCATAAATGGATAATTTGAATGTACTCGTAGAAGCCAAGAAAGAGTACATGGGACAGCTCTGTCTCATTATGTGCCCAGCTATGATTGAAGTTTTTCAGGATATGTACAACGAGGCTGTCACTCTGTCCAAGGGGAGGAAGGTTCTCGTGATGTACCAGAAGCTCCTCAAGGAGGTGCCAAACTGGTCCAACGCGATGTCTAAGCAGCATTCTGACAATATCGCGAATAGGTGTGCCTGGTTTAGTGACCTCCTCGCAGCTGTTTTCGTCGCGTGTACTAAAATTCTCTCCGCCGTCCGCCTCAAGTCGGACAACAAGAAGATTGCCCTCAAGCTCCCAACAAATGAGGTGTTCATTCAGACCTGCTACAATAATGTCGCAAAGGACCTCTATAGGGATCCCTACATTTTCCACGATGAACAGAGTGAATATACCCGGGATGAGAAGTTATCTCTCCGATTTTGTGTGTGCATCGAAGCCACGGTGAAGGAATTAATCCCCGTACAACAGATTCTCCAGACCTACATGGGCCAAGATTCCAGAGACATCGATCTGGATGGAGATGTTGAGGACACCCCAGACCCAGAATTCGATGAAGCGGATCCATTCGGGGCATCTGAACCAGAGGCACCCCCAATGGGCGACGAGGAGCCCCCGATGGGCGGCGAGGAGCCCCCAATGGGCGACGAGGAGCCCCCGATGGGTGACTTTACCGCACAGGAGACGGGTGCGGAGCTCCCCCCCACAGGACTCGAAAATGAGTTCAAGACTATTACGAATGTTTCGGTTCCAGAACCAGAGCAGGAACCCCAGGGTGAAGATGAAGGTGTCCTATTTGGTGATGCACCCGAGAGGCGTACAAAAAATCCCAGGTATAATTAAATGGAACTCTCCGACTATTTACGTGACCCGATGACTGCCGGTCTCATAGCTGGTGGTATCACCGCTGCTTACATTCACCTCAAGGCAACTCTCAATAATGAAGGTAAGTTGGAACTTAACAAGTACACGAAGCCCGCTGTCCTCAATGCGATTCTCGTGTTCTTTATAGTTTCACAGGGACTTGGTAAGAAGGAAGCTATTTCCAGCGACCCTTTCTAAACTTAAAGATTACACCCCCAAAATAAGAAATGGCGTCCGTTACTGCGTTTAACGATATGATGAGTCAATTTCTTGTGGAATTGCACAAGACTTTTCCAGATGAAAAGGGCATCAAGAAGATGTTAACTTCTTTTGATTTACTCAAGAGCACCAACCCGCGCCTCGTCGTGGATGCTTTTATGAAGGGGGTATCTCCCTATGCGGATAAGATTTCCACAAAGGATGAGACCTTCCTACTTACGGAGATTGAGACTATCGATTTCCTAAAGGATCTGAACATTAAGGGATACTGGGAACGCATGACTACAAACACGCGTGACGTGACATGGCAGTATCTACAGACATTGTACATGCTTGGTACCACGATTACTTCTATTCCAGAAGACACACTTTCTATGATTGAGGGTATCGCCAAGGAATGTGCCGACAAGATGCAGGATGGAGATGGTGGTATTGACCAGGATGCGCTGATGAAGATGATGGGTGGAATGCTTGGTGGTCTCCCAAAAAAATAAACCTTCGCCTATACTAAATGAAGGCTTGGTTTGACGAACCCCAAGAACTTTTGAATGTCGATAAGGTTTCTGAATTTTGGCCAACAGGTGAACAAACCCCAGAAGATAGAGTAAATGCAACCTCTCGTTTTGTGATTTATACAACCTGTATTCTCTACCTCACCCGTCGTGACCCAAGGGTATTTGTCCTAGGGGCGACGGTATTATCGGTAGTGTACGTTCTTTACAAGTCGAAGATGGTCAAGGAGGGGTACGGTATGAAGACTGTGTGTGGTCAAAAGTGTCAAAGGCCCACCCAAGATAACCCAATGGGTAACGTTCTCATGTCGGACTACGTGGACGCACCCAACCGATTAGAGGCATGCTACTACGCTACCGTGAAACCTAATGCGGGTGCGACGGTTTCCTACGATTCTGGGCGTTCTAGGTCTCCTTTACCCAAATATCAGCGTAACGGTCTCGCTCGTCAGTTTATTTCGAATCCAGTGACTAAGATACCCGGAGACCAGACTGCGTTTGCAGAGTGGCTATATGGTCCAAAAAATGGACCCATGTGTAAGAGTAATACCCGTTTCTGTGACCCCAATGCGAGGGGGGTCCAGTTGGAGGCGTTCGCGGGAATTGGTCATGATGGGGACATTAGGGGTCCCAGGGGTGGAACCTATAGTTAGATTAATATTCTTGTGTAATAATAAATGGCGTATCAGCTCCAACCTGGTCTTTCCATAGTTCAAAATACCGGTGCCATCGCCCCAGTGAAAGCGACTGACGAGGTTTTTGTGTATCCTCAGCCCAGCACCCTCAATGGTGATGGGGGTAGACCCAATACAATGTTGTATGGTACAGCTCCATACAGGGCGGGTAAGGGTTCTCCAGCGCAGTACATAGATACGAGTGATCAACTTCGTCCCCAAAGCACATCCCGTTTTAATAAGACTATTGTTCAAACTTATGAACGTAACCTCTTCCCACTGAACAACATGGAGTGTAAGGTGCCACTCCGAACAATGAGTTACGAACCATCGAGTACCCGAGCCGATGTCCAAAATGGTCTCTTTCAGCAAAGGTACGTTAATAAAAATATTAACAAGAAGTAAGAATGGCTGATCCCATATCGCTCTTGGCCGTAGCAGGTCTTGTATATGCTGGTAGGAACTTGAGTAAAAGTCCCAAGTCTGAAGCCCCACAGGCGAAGGCTGAAACAGAAATTGTCCCTGAACCAGAAATAAATGTAGAATTTAAGGAGAATGATTTTTTGACCCGAACAGGTATTCCCCATAAGAGGGAAATGAACTCATTCGCAGATATATCAATGCAACAACGGACTGGTGGTCAGGAAATCCTCAACATGAGGAATCGTATGTATGACCAAGGGCGAATGAACAACCTTTCCCCCGTGGAGAAGCAACTTGTTGGTCCCGGTCTAGGTGTTGACGCAAATGTCCCAGCGACAGGTGGATACCAACAAATGTTCAGGGTGAACCCTGTAAATGTGGGTGAGTACAGACTTACAACTTTACCCGGTCGTGCAGGTCCAGCCGCGGATACCACTGGTGGACGCTCGGCGGTCGTTGGTCAGCTGACCCACAACAAACCAGAGACCACCGCTCACCTTCCAAGCCGTTTACCCACGATGCCCGGACGTGCCCAAGGTATGTCGGGTGTCGTTCCAAGAAACGAACATGAAAAGACCAAGAGAACCACAAACCGTTCCGAAACTGGTCTCCGTACAGATGGGCTAGGCTTCAATGGTGCTAAACGCTTCGTCCCAGCCCAAACTATGTCCCAGGACCCAACCCGCTTCAGGGGTGACCGCAACGATGAACAGTATATGTACAACAATCAACCAGCCCCAGGTATTTCCAACTTTAGAGGTGCTTACACCAACACAGCTGCGGCTAAGGTTGCGTCGGCGCGATCAAACGAGGAACTCATGAAGTATGGCTTCCGTCCAGAAGACCGACGCGGTAAGGCCAACCGTATGGGTAACGCCGGTCGCATGAACGTCCGTGAGAGTGCTCTCAAGCAGGGTGGACGTCTCACAGCGGTTCGCAGTGATACATCTCGGGTGGATGGTCGTATGAACGCTGCGAATGGTGGGTGGACCCAAACATACCAACAGAAGCCCTTCCATCAGTTCAACTCGTACAAGGGTAACGCGAATCCCAATACAGCATCCCTAGACATTGCGAAGAGGCAGCTTCAGAACAACCCCCTCGCCCATTCTCTTTCCTATTAATTTAAATGCTTACTGAAAAAAACAATCATTAAAATTATATACTGTAATTTTAATGAAGGTCCATACCTTAGATATAGATAGTAGTGAGAGAGATACGAGTGTGTATCCAAATGCTAATAGCTACGTGATTCATCTCAAAAACCCCATATACGATGTTTCTGAGATTTCCCTCGTATCTGCGCGCATCGCCACCCCCCAATTGATAACGTGTGGTACAAACAAAACCTTCGGTGTAAATGGAAATGTTTTTTCATTGGGGGAAACCAATTACACCAATGGCACTGAATTGGCATCAGATCTTGAAACACTCCTCGCACCACCAGACTCCAATATAAGTAGTGTTGTATTCGATACAGATACAAATGCCCTTACATTTTCAAATGTAGGGACATCCAACACTTTTACATTTGAATTTTATGATGGAATAAATGGATATTCTAGTAACACGTCTCCCACGACAACACCCCACCAGGTGTTGGGCTTGAGTTCTAATAATCACTCCAGTATCGGTGCATCTCTCACCACTGGTTCTGTGAACATCAGTGGACCAAACTCTATCATTCTGAAACTCACCTCGGGTTCGGATGAATTCACTAAAACTGTTTACTCTTCAACTCCATTCTACACTGGGCATATGCTCCTGGATGGTTCGGATTTTATAAATATAAATGGTGGTGATGACTCTATCGTACATAGGTTTCACACCGGAGCACAAAAGATTGTTCGAGATGTTAAAGTTGAATTTTTCTACATGAGTCACGGACGTCTCATTCCCTACGATTTTAGGAATCAAGATCATATTATGAAATTTAACATTACATGTTCTACCGATAAATTAGAAGGTACTGCTAAGGTGCCTGTACCTGAGGCGGAAACACACATAAGCGTTCCCACACTTGAGACTGCTTATGAATGGAAAGAGTATATTTATATTCTGATTATCGTCCTGGTAGGTACCCTCGTACTTACCCTGATGAAACGAAAGCCCAATTAGCGGGTGACCGCGAAGACTGGCTGCGCTGGCTTCGAGACACGGGTCGAAACCATAGAGACAACCTTGTAAACAATCACCGAAAGGAGAGTGGTGAAGAGGGCGGTGAGGGCGTACTGGGAACCACCGTTCTTGGGGACCTTTACGACCTGGGTAATGACCCACCGAACGAAGTCCATCCAGGACATCGCCGCGGCGAAGGAGAAACCCGCGACCACGGAGTTGAGGGACTGAGTCTCAAGCTCAGCCGCGACGAGGGTGACAGTGTCCATAGCGGTATCGATAACGCCAGCCATTGTGTAAGTTTTATACTATAGTTGAGGAAAATTA